GTATACGTCGCTATTAAATTTCCATAATCATCAGTTTCTGCAAAATCACAATCTTCTACTAAAGTAAAAACGATTCCAGAATTAGATTTTAATTGAGTTTCTTTTTTAATCATGGGAAGAGCGGATATTACAGGCGTATAATCGCCAGAATCAGAAATTTCAGCTGGGGCAGATATGTAAAACGTTAGCGTGCAAACTGAGGGTGCTGCGCCTGCGATTGGAACCCCCGCATTTTTTGCATGCATTATGATATTAGAAGGCTCAATAGCAGTAATCGGATTTAGCTCGTTAAACTGATAATCTAAATAAAACGACATTGTATCGCCAACGTAAGCAGCCATTTCGACTAAAAGGCCTCCGAGGCTTGCTTCTGAAAAATCTTGAATCTTATCAGGAAAGAAAGTTTTGGCATACTTTATCAAATCTCGTCTGAAAGCAACGAAATCTTTTGCAAGATAAGATTTTTGTGATGTTTTGGCTACTATTTTTGAAGAGTCGACTGACAAAATTATCCTCCCATATATAAAATGACTTCCATTGCTTGCTGGTTAATTCCAGCAACTGGAGCCGAGTAAGTTATTCTTATTCCATTCGGTGCAGTGCCACCCGTGGTGCCATCTCTTGGAGTAGAAAAAGTTTCAAAATTATGTAAAGTTATAAACGGCATATATTTTTTTGTTGCTTTAGTGATTCTCAACATTGCTTCGGTGTCTGTGCTTTCCGAACCTAGCTCCATTACAAGCTCTTGCAAATTAGCACCAAAATCATACATTCCAATTCTTTCACCGTGATTAGTAAGAATTAAATTTTTAAAATTATCTTTTATTAAAGACGCCTTGTCATGGTGCATCTCGAAAAGATTTCCGAAATCATAATCAAGCGCTACAGGAGTCTTAATTCCAATCGGTGGACGTCTTTTGATGTCCGTACGACGAGTCTGTCCGTATTCCTCGATAGTCTCACCAACAGACTTAAATTTATATGTTCTTGAGTTAGACATTTTCAGACCCTACTTTTTGCCGCTGTATTAAATATTCCTCAACATAATTTTATCTGATATTAATTTAAGATAAGTGACACAACGGTGTAAGTTCTGCGTCTCCAAACGGTAGAACAACCATGTGAAAAAATGGAGAGCCAAAAGAAAAACCAGTGCCCGCTGACTTAACGGGGCCATTTAATTGGGCGTTGAGAACAAAATTCATAGTAGCCTCCGCAATAGCCTCACCTAAATCTTTACAATTGGCTGCGTAATCTGCGCCGTCTGAAGTATCTGCTGCTGCTTTGAAAGCATTAGTTAATTGAATTGAAAAACCCAAAACCATTGCTTGTAGCCCAGCATTTGTGCCACCCGGCCGGACTTTGGCCGCCATTCCGGCGTTGATTGCTCTCCTTTCAGATATTCTCCATCTATTCTGAACCCCTGGTGGTACTCCCGATTCGTATCTATCGTTCCAGCCCGTAAAATCGCCGATCCCTTCACCTACGAGATTTCCAACTTCTCCAGGGAGTTGAGTTACTTCTTGCGCCGTTTCTTTTACTACGCCTAATAAATCGTCTGACATTTTGTTATCCTTGTTGGTGTTGTGTTAGTTTGTTATTCAGTGAAAACTCTTTCTGATGCAAGACCGGTGATCATCGCTCTTACAGATGCAGCTCCAGTAACAAGACAGTCGCCCCCATTGCTCACCTGAGTACATTCGCGGCCGAAGCCCGGTGTTTTGTTACCCATTAGCGACGAGCCAGCATTCTGCATTGTATCACATATTGCATTTAAAAGATTTTCTAGTTGTTGATATCGAACTACTGGATTAGAGCCTTTTTCGGTCATATAATCCAATCTTCCAGAGCCAGATTTAGTTCCATCTGGACCGCCGCCGCGGCCGCCATCTTGGGCGACTTGCAGCACATTAGTTTCTCCAGCTCCTGCTCGATGCTCATTATCAGGAACTCGGCCCAAATAAATTCTACTGCCCGAAATTTGAATAGTCCCATCTGGCTGTAAGCAAATAGAAGCATGATCGCCAGCTAAATCACCCTGCTTCACTATTCTAATAGAACCATTGATTTCTTTTTCTTCGTCTTTTCTAGCAACCAATCTAACGTTATCAGAGCACATTATAACGAATGGTTCTCCCTCTCTATCAGTGAACTCTTCCCCGAATGGTGTTGCTAGATTTTCGTTTCCAGTATCTATTCCAAAATTTTTATCTCCATCTGTAGCCATTGAAACATACACTCGGGCTGAATCATATTTAAAATCAGGGTCTCCCTCATACGGGGGAACGGTTTCGTTGTTTATTTGCGGATTTTTATCAGTCTCTATTGTCGCTGGGACTAAGTCTGGGCGTGTGGTGTCGTGGTAATTTTCTATAGTTCTAGGCGCAGTAGCTTCTGGTGCATCACCAAGAGATCCAGTTAAAGTTGGGTTTGTCGGTAAAAATCTGCCACGACCAGCAACAATGTCAATAGTTCCATTAAAGCTTCTTGTTCCCCCAGCATCTTCAGATGGCGTTATAGTACCCAAAGTGTTTCTAACATCTCTTGGCATATTTGAATCTGGACGATCTTGCCAAGTCCATCCTCTGTCTTCTCCTAAAATAATAGCAGTGTTATTAGAACCCTGCACCACAAGATCTTGAGGCCTCTTACTTAATCTTGGAACTGGCTCCATTTTTACATAAGGATACCAAAAAGAAATTTCTTTAATTAAAGAATAAGCTTCATTACTATTTTCTAAACCAAATGAACTTATTGAAACTCCAGATCTCGTACCGTCTCCATTTTGAAATTTTGGTAAAATTATTGGTCTAGTTGCTTGAGCTGATTCTAATTGTGCGCTAGTGCTAAGCGTGGTCGTCGTATAGAGCTTGCGATCTCCATGAGTAAAATTGAGATCGTCTACTTCAGCTTTCTCTGGGCATCTTGATATCCAATACGGCAAAGTACCTAAGTCTCCAGCTTTTTCGCCCATTAACCAAACAGTTTCGCCGGGCTTAACTGGCATACAGATGTGCGGTGGAAAAAATGGATAAGCTATCAATTGAGGGCTGCCTTTTTTTCCATCAGATATAGGCTGGACAATCAAGGCGTTTCTTGGAGCCGAGTCTACATATTGAGCATTTGAAACGAAATATTTTGCATTTTCTCTTCTATCTGCCTGGTATTCCCAAAGAGCTAAATCTTGAATACAGTCTTTTACAACTGCTTTAAATAAAATTCTTGCCGGCGCCGGAGGCGGTGGTGTTGCTGATTCGACTGTTTGTCGACCCATCATTCTTGTTCTGGAATCTTGACTACCCATATTTTTTTCTCTTATCCACTTATTTTGTTAAAAATATCATCTGGATCTATTTTAGAATTTTGTTCTTCAGCTTTAGATATTAACTCTGCTAATTTAAGTAATTGGTCGTTAGCTTTATTCATCCTCTCTAGATATTTGTTCATTATAGGACCCACAGCAATATGCTCTGCGGCAGTTTGGGTCATTATTGAATATACTTCATGAAAAAGTATATAAGCATTTTCTCTATCTGTAACTGCGTTTTCATAGATCTCTTTCCACAAAAGCTTTTTCTTGTCTTCTGTGCTCGTAAGAGAATCTAATAAATCTCCAAATTCTTTTATTTTTTTCTCTTTTTCTTGAATTCTCTTAAGAATGTCTTTTTGCTCTTCTGACATTTGCTTACCTACATAAAAAATGGATCTTCTTGTTTAATCTCTCTATACAACTTTCGAATTGAAGACATTGAAGCAGAAAGCTGTTTGGAATTTAACCCAGATATATCTCTTACGTATACAAAGATAGCTCTTTTGTTTAAGAAGTCTAGCTGATCTACCATTTCGAAAATTTTAATAATTGCACTTATACACGCAATTTCATTTTTTCCATCTACCTTATCTTGAATTTGATAAAGTATTATCATTATCTCAGCTTTAAATTCCTGGTCTATCATTAAGTCATCTGGAGATGGCGCTACTTGAGAACTCGCTATAGCTATTTTATCATTTGCGCTTAAGCTAGTAACGTCTTCGATGCTGACATGGGATCCAGTAATCTTCTTTCTTCTTCTAGAATTTAATATCAACCAGTTTTTTGCAACTACATTAAAATATGAAAAAGCTTTTGTGCCTCTAGAGTTATCAAACTTATAAAGAGTTTCATACATAAAAGTCACACAATCATTTTTTAGAACTCCAAAATTCTCACCCTTTTTGGCAAATCCGTAGATAAGAATTAAATTTTCGGCCAATTTATTAAATGCGGGAGAGATTCTGTCTTTATAGATTACGCCGCGGTCATCAGCAGATTCTGTTTGCTGAAATTCGCAAATAGCTTTCTGGGTATTTTCATCAAAATAAAGTTTCGTAGTAGAACCCTTTTTTCTTCTTCTTATTACTCTTTTCTTTCTGACTTTTTTCTTTTTTTCCACTTAAAAACTCCAATTATTTTTCTGGTTCTGCTTCTTCTACTTCTTCTACGTCTCCCAAAATATTAGCTGTTTTTAAAATTTGATCTCTGCAGTCTTTTATATCTGTTATTACAGATCTAATTTCTTGGCTATCATAAAATAGCGGCATTTCGACTATTGTCGATATACTAGCGTATTTTGTATCAAAAACGTCAAGAGTTTCCTCAATTTGGTCGATGTATTTTAAAATAAGTTTTCCAAACTTAATATTATAATAAACTGAGAAAGATAGTAATACTGTAGACACACAAAGACAGCCCGCTAAAATTATGGTTAAGGTGTTCACTTTTCTATTTCGTCCAAAAATTCATCATATTTTTTACTGATCGCTTTATGAGAAAACTCTTCTTTTATTATTTTTGCTAAATCTTTAGCCCAACTCTTTGGTATATCGGAAGCTTTTCTAAATTTAGAAACTTTCTTTTTAAAATCAGACTCTATTACATCTGCCCAACAAGAACCCTCTACAAAAATACTATTATCTACTCTAGACTTATGGATTGGCACCAAACTATAATTAAGTTTTATAAATTTTCCCTTGTTTAGAAAATCTAAATGGCCTGACCAGTTAGTGGCTATTATTGGAAGTTCAGAAGCGGCAGCTTCTAAAAGAGGCAATCCAAAACCTTCGCCTCTTGATGGAGCTACAAGAGCTTTTATCGATTTTTCTCGATAAACATCTGATAATTCTTGTTCTGTTAAATCTCCATGAAGCAAATATATTTTAGGATATTCACCAGTGCGGACTTCGTCTATAAGATTTTTTAATAGACTCATCGTTATTCTTCTATCTACTTTAGTATTCTTTCCGTGATTAGTTTTAACAACAATGCCCACATCTGGATCGTCTTTAAAAGTTTCGCAAAGCCACTTTATGGCGAAGAAAGTATTTTTTCTGTCGTTAAAAGGATTGTTTCCAGTTATCTGACCGAATAGAAGAAAGTTAAAGCTGGTATCAAGAGATAACGGCTGATTTTCTTCGCAGTTAACTAAAGCGTCTGGATAACTTTCTGGTATTACTGAAATTGGAACTGACAAGTTTCCTGAGTTCTGCAGTACTTTTTTAGTGTGTTCTGAAGGAACTATTATGTGGTTCATTTTATTGCATGCTTCGATCCACTTGGGTGAACACCGATCAGTTTCTACAGCGGCAGTTACACCCACGTTGTAAGAAGCTAAAGACGAATCCCACTCATTTGGAAGCTGAACCTGAAACGAATAATCAAATCTTTCTGCTTGAGGGTTGTAATCTGTTCTCTTAAAAATCTCTTTGATTAATCCATCTTGTCGATTTTCATCAAGTAACCAAGGAGTAATGCCCCATGGCAATGTTTGAACTTTTATTTCTATATCGTCTCTTTCATGGAGCCACTTGAATATCTGGCGAGTGTGGACTCCATATCCAGAAAGAGTAAGAAGCGGTCCTCTAATA